CATCCGGTCTACAAGCCTTAGCCGGCACTGGTCTTGGTGCTGGCGCATTATCACTATTGAGTAGCAGTATAAATTCAATGGGAGCCGGTGGTGCAGTTCAAGTCAAATTACCTACAGTAGCAAAAGATAGCTTTGACTTTGGACCTATGATGGCGCAAGCTAAGGCACTATTGGGAAATCCAAAGATTCCTGCATTACCATTCGGCACTATTTCTGCAGGGTCATTCAAAATGCCAACTTCAGCGCAAGTGGTAGAATATGATAAGCTAAAAGCAGAATTGTTAGTTCAGGAAGACTTGCAATGGGATCTTAGAAAAACTTACTTAGATACGAAAATGAATAAGGGACCAGATGATGCTGCAACCACTAGCGCATATGCATCATGGCAAGATAATGTCAAGAAGATAGAATCAATTCGTCAAGATATGGCTAAATCAGTGACATAAATACATTATAGGAATATATATGTCAACATACATTGGTTTTAGCACAAAAGATGTGAATAGTGTCAGAAAAACAGTACCTACTGGGGTAGACGGTGGATCCACACTAGTAGCCAAGCCCAGTTCAAGAAAACGATTTAAGTTAACTGATGAAAAATTAGTAATCACTGACTTTATTAATGCACTGAATATTCCTCAAGGGCAGAAGCCAGGTCGACCTAGTTACGGTACTACTCTATGGTCATTCATTTTCGAACCAAACACATTAGATATTAGACAAGCACTGACTGCTGAGGTTACCCGAGTAGCGCAGTTAGACCCTAGAATCAATCTAAACTCATTGGAAGTTTATAACCAAGACCATGGTATATTGATACAACTAGAAATGGCAATTGCACCCTTTAACAATGCAATGACCTTTAATCTTTTCTTCGACCCTAAGACAAATTCAGTTTTTGGTAGTTAAAACCGCCACTTTTTAGTATGATAAATACTTAAAAGAGAATAAACTTATGGCTACAAGTTCAAGACAATCGAGTATTTTTGGTGTAAACGATTGGAAAACAATCTACAAAACATACAAACAGGCTGACTTCCAGAGCTACGACTACGAAACCCTTCGTAAAACGTTCGTAGATTACCTACGTAAAAACTATCCTGAAACGTTTAATGACTACGTAGAATCTAGTGAATACGTTGCATTGCTGGACGTGATGGCTTTCATGGGACAAGCACTTAGCTTCCGTGATGACTTGAACACCCGTGAGAACTTTATCGATACTGCCGAGCGCAGAGATAGTGTTATCAAGCTAGCCAACTTAGTTGGATACAATCCAAAACGCAATAATGCAGGTCAGGGCTATCTAAAACTAACTGCGATTCAAACAACTGAACAAGTTAAAGATATCAACGGGTTACCACTTAGTAACTTGACTATTTTGTGGAACGATCCAGCTAATCCGAACTGGCAAGAACAGTTCAATAGCATCATAAATGCAGCATTGATTGATGCACAGCGCATTGGCCGTCCCGGAAACTCTAACTCTATTCTAGACGTTAAGACAGATGAGTACAGTATTAGTATTCCTACTGGAACAACCGCAACTGCACCGTTTAATGCTACAGTTGACGGCGTTTCTATGGATTTTGAATGTGTAAGTGTAACTAGCTTGAATTCTGATAGCTTATACGAGATTCCACCTGGCCCGAACGGTAAGTTTAATATTGTGTATCGTAATGACAAGCTAGGGTACGGAAGTGCTAACACCGGATTCTTTATGTATTTCAAGCAAGGATCATTGCGCACATACAATTTTAATTTAGTCGAGCAGATTAGTAGTCAAGTAGTAGACGTTAACATTCAAGGCATTAACAATACTGATACTTGGTTGTATAACTTTGACACCACTACAAATACAGTTAAGCCATGGACTCAAGTAGAAAGCATCTACGCTAAAAATAGTAACCAATCACTATCCACGAACAAACAAATATATAGTGTAACTTCTCGTTTCAACGACCAAGTAAGTTATGTGTTTGGTGACGGGGTGTTTGGTGAAATGCCAATTGGTAACTTCACTGCCTATGTCCGTGCAGGCAATGCATTAACATATACTATAAACCCTGACGAATTGCAAGGCACTACTGTTTCTATTAATTACGTAAGTAGAGTTGGTAGAGTTGAAACATTAACATTGACTATGGAATTAACCATTCCTGTAGCAAATGCGCAAGCGAGAGAAACACTTGCAAATATTAAGCAACGTGCTCCTCAACGTTACTACAGTCAAAATCGTATGGTTAACGGAGAAGATTACAACAACTTCCCTTACACATTATACGGCTCAATCATTAAGAGTAAAGCACTTAATCGTAGTAGTGTTGGCGTAAGTCGTAACTTTGACTTACTAGATCCAAGCGCAAAGTATTCTAGCACAAACAACTTCAGTGATGATGGTGGTCTATACTTAGAAAACAGTGACGGCTATACTAACTTCACAGCAAACACCACGAATGACGTAGTAGCGTTCTTAACAGAAACATTGAACAGCGAATTGAATAATCACCGTTCATATCAATACTACACTCAACATTACAAGAGATATGCAGTTAATCAAGGCACGGGCGATGGCACTGTAGTGTGGCATCAATCTTCGTTTAACTCATTAGAGTCAACTGGTTATTTTACTAACTCACTTGGCCCAATGCCAATCGGAGTATACAGTACTGGTAACGTAAAGTATCTTACTGAAGGGGCATTGATTAAATTTACTGCACCTAGTGGTTACTACTTTGACCAAGATAACAGACTCATTGAAGGTCTACCTACTCCCGCAGATAGTACATTCATTTGGACAAGCGTAGCTAGTGTAACCGGTGATGGATGTAACAATGGTCAAGGAAACTTAGGCAACGGCTTCGGTCCAGTAGTATTAAACAATCCTATACCAAATGGTGTAGTGTTGAATACAATTCTACCTTCGTTTACTAATCTACTACCATCTGACGTGATTCAAAGTTGTATCACTCAAATCACATTGAATCAAAGTTTCACTTTGGTTTATAATAATGCATTGCTTGCCAATCAAACACGTTGGTTGGTTGATACATTTACTGCATCTAACTACTTTGTAAAATTTGAGAGTTTGGGTAGTAATCGCTACATGGTAACTTATAAATCACTTGCATACTACTTTGGTAGTGTAGCGAATATTCGTTTCACGTTCGACAAAAACAATGTCATATATGATCCTTCTACTGGAAAATTGTTACAAGATTTTGTGAACATTTTGAAAGTCAATAGTCAACCAGATAGTAACTATCCATTCGCTACTGATAATAAATTGAGTGTGGTCGGTCAACTAGTTGAGAGTGATGGTTATATTGATGACTATAGCGTAGAAGTTTCTAGCACTGATCCTAACGTAGCCGGCGTTGTTAAAGATCCTGACTTCTTTTATGACTTGACAGGATATGCTACTGGTCTACGAAATATATCGCACTTTGTTTTCTTTGAGCAAATTACCGACATTAATTTATTGACTAGATATCAAATGGCTTCTAACAAAAACATCATTTACGCATATTCTACTAAGGCAGAAATTGCATTGGTGCAATATGAATATGCTGCCGGACAGCTTTATTATGCTACTAAAGAAGATGCATTCTACCAATCAGTGAATGACGTAGTAACCAAGAACATTATTAAACTCGTACAAGTTAGCAACTATGTTGCTAAAACTGGACGACAGGGTCTAGCGTTTCAATATAGACATAACTCAAGCAATACTACTCGTATCGACCCTGCCACATCTAACATCATTGACTTGTATGTAGTGACACAGGCATACTATACTCAGTATCAAAACTGGATTAAGGATACGTCTAACAAGTTGACGGAACCTACAAGCCCGACTATCAATGAGTTAAATATAGCATATAGCGAAATCAACGATTACAAAATGCTAACTGACAGTGTTATTCTAAACAGCGCAAAATTCAAACCATTGTTTGGAAACAAAGCCTCACCTCAGTTGCGTGCTACTATCAAAGTTATTAAATCAACGGCAACTACTGCTAGTGACAGTGAAATTCGTAGCGCGGTATTGAGTGAAATGAACACTTATTTCAGTATCGATAATTGGAATTTCGGAGACACATTCTACTTCACTGAACTTAGTGCATACTTGCATTCTAAGATAGGTGACTTGGTGAACTCAGTAGTATTAGTACCAAATGATCCTTCATTGAAGTTTGGTGACTTGTACGAAATTCGTAGCGCCCCTTATGAAATTTTCGTTAATGCAGCACAAGCAACTGATATCATGGTTATCAGCGCATTGACCCCGGCCGAACTACAAACATATTAATAGGTAAAACAGAATGGCAAAAAGAGTTAGAACAATTGATTTTTTACCAGAAATCTTCAAGACAGATATCAACAATCAGTTTTTATCGGCTACCCTAGATCAATTAGTACAGCCCCCTAATTTTAATAAAATTCAAGGGTTCATCGGTAGTAAGTTTGGATATGGCGTCAGTGCTACAGATGGTTATGTAGCTGAGCCTAATAAGACTAGAAAAGACTATCAATTAGAACCGGCTGTTATCTTCAAAAAGAAAGATACACAAGTTGCAATAGATGCTATTACCTATCCTGAATTGGTTGATGCATTACATCTCGAAGGCGCCGCAACTAGTAATCATAATAAATTATTCAATAATGAGTTTTATGCATGGGATAGTTTTGCTGAGTTAGATAAGCTCATTAATTATAGTCAGTACTACTGGCTACCACAAGGCCCTGAACCAGTTAATATTAGTAACACCACTATGTACAAGAGCGGTGTATTCAATATGATATCTAACAATGTAGTATATGACATTACATCAGATTTGTTTAATTTTGATGTAAACAATCCTACAATTACATTAGTCCGTGGTGGTTCATATAAATTTGTAGTAGGTCAAACCACTCAACTATACATTCAAACACAACCGGGTATTACTGGTTACGAAGCGCTAAGAACCAATATTAGTACACGTGAAGTTTATGGAGTAGATACTAATGGCTTGGCTAATGGTACTATTACGTTTGATGTACCATTAGCTAATGCACAAGATGAAAACAATTACCCAGGTACCAACCCAATCGATTTAGTCACCACTCTTTCTATCGGTGAAGTTCACGGTAAGAAACTAAGTGATTTAAAAGATATCGATGGTGTATCAAGTCTAGACGGAAAAAGAATACTATTCTATGGAGTACAACCTGGCGTGCAGGCATATCTAGGAGACTTCTACGGCGAGTTTGGTTTTGACGTAGATGATCCTGAAAGAGTAATACCCACCGTTACGGAAGTAACTCAAACTACGGGTGCAGTAACTGATTATGACGAAGAAACTTTTGACAGTGATCCATTACAGTATACACACCACGTTATTACATGCTTGTCAACTAGTGGGTTTAAAGTAAACGATGCAATATCATTCACTGGAATTACCTTTGGTGGACTACAAGAGAACATAATCTATTATGTAGCTAGTATCCTAAGTGATACTACATTCACTATCTCTCCTACATTGTACGGTGCTGCACTTGAGTTAACTGATGCTACTCTTAATCCAAATGGTAAACTATATTTGATGGTTCATCAAGGTGGATTCGAAGAAGGTACATTAACTACAATCAACAATAATTTCTATAAAATTTCCTATGTAGGTGATGAATCTGATCCAATCATTAGTGTATATGAAGACACTGTGATACCCAATGATGAAACCATTGATGTAAAATATGGCAAACAGTATGTAACTCGTCACTTTGTTCGTAATGCATACGGTGAGATTTTACTAGTTCCTATTATCACTGCTAACCTAGATAGATTGTACTATCAGGACAGCACCAATCCAGATCAGTACGGTATAATCAAATTAATTGATTCACCGAGTCTTGATATGATAGACATGAATGATATCATTGGAAAGAAAACTTATACTAGTCCTAATGGCATCGTGTTTACTAATGGATTGAAAGTTAAATTTAACGGTAACGTCAGTCCAATTCAATATCTTAATGACCAGTACTATGTAGAGGGTGTTGGTACTAGCATTGCATTATTGCCGGTTAGTGAGCAGTTAGTTCCAGAGCCATTCGGTCAAGGATTCTTTGCCCCGTTCGATAAGGTATCGTATGATACTGATGCCTATGGTAATGCATTATCAGTTCCGGCTGCTAGTGATTATATTACAATCAATCGTAATAGTAAAAGTAAAAACGCATGGAGTCGTAGTAATCGATGGTTCCACGTTGACGTGTTGAATACTACACTTGCTAGTAACAATAATAGTCCTATGGTTAAAGCGGCATTATCTAATACAACGGCCCGCGCTAAAAGACCTATCATTGAATATTATGCAGACATAAAACTATTTGACTCCGGGTCTATCGGAAAAGCACCAGTTGACTATATAAACTTTGATGTAACTGATGCATTCAATCAAGTTGCAGGACAACTTACTTATTTCCCAGATGGTTCACAAAACGAATTATTTGATGGTGCTAGAATCATATTCGCAAACGATTCTAACATTGAAGTAAGAAACAAAATTTTTGTATGTTCATATAGTAAAACATCATCGACTAACCCGCACACATCTATCACGTTGTCTAAAGCAGCCGACGGCGATGTGT